TTCTTAATGAAGTCCGGTGCATCAGGCCAGAGATTAGTTCCTCTCTGCCAGACTTCTTGGAACCTACTCCATTCCTTAGCATCTACACTAATGTGTACTCGCTTCAGTGTGTCTTGAGCATCAAGCTCTGGGCTAATGTGGATCATCCTTTGGGCGGGATTAGAGTGTTAGGGTCAATGGGATTCTCGGTATCTTGGCCTGCCGTATCCTCTTTACTATAAGGATTAAAGCCAAACCACTTATCCCTATCTTGGTTCAGAGCCTGAGCTCCCATGATGAGGACACAGAGATGCTGGGCCAGAATGAAACTAGGAGTCATGGTCTCACTGTCGATATTGTGCTTGTGCAATACCGTAACCAAGTCATCGTGAAATTCTTTAGTCAGACTCATGGACAATTCCTTTCAGAGCTTTATACTCTGCAATACGTTCGAGAAGAAGTTCCTTGATCTTAGGTTCAGGCTTCCAATAGAAAGGTCCTTTCATTACTTTTCCTGTGTCGGGATCGTAGATTGGTTTCCCTTCGGCATCCAGCTTAGAGAAATTTGAATCCATAATGATACTAAGAACTTCGGGTAGAGGAATCCCATAGCGAGCCGCTTCACTAGAGCAATAGACAACGATATCGCCAAGAAGATCAGCGAGATTAACTAGGGTATCAATTTCAGAGTCAGTCTTGACATCGTCAATCTCATTGCATTCATCAGAGAGAATCGTCTTGAAGGATGCTAGTCGATCAACGAAATTAGTACCAGATTTCCTGTATTCCTGATACGTAGACTCAATCCTAGTCGTAGGATACGGAGCAATCGGCAGCTTATAAAGGCCATTGAAGTAAAGGATCTTACTTTCAAAGCTGCGGAGTTTAACTTGAATTTCTGTCACAGGATAGTCTCCATTCGTTCAACACGTTTAATGTGGCTGCTGATAAGATCGTTCAGATCATAGTTCAGATCGTACACAGTCTCATCTACTTCATTCACCTTTGGTTTATCCAAAGAATGCAATCCACAAGTCCCAAAATACTTACAAGGGCGCATATAATGCAGACAAGAGCCGCCACGTTTTGGATAGACACCTAGGTCCTCCATGTTCCTTAGTCTTTCAACGTCCATCTTAAGAGTCAAGAACCAGTTGAGCCGATCCAAGATAGTCTTTTCAAGTGGCAGGACAATGATGTTGCTCTTCCCAGGACTATTGCCATTAAGCTGAGCTACGAAATAGAGTACACCATAGCTAGTCTGGGCCTCACCAACGAGTGCATCAATTGCGATACTGTACCCTAATGTTTGTTGGCTATTGGAATAAATCGGAGACATATCTTGTAGCATCAATCCGGTAGTTTTCACGTCCATTACGTAGCATACACCAGAATGCACATTACGTAGAACGATATCAATAGCACCAGTGAAGTAGTAGTCGTCATCAATTTCCAGTCTGAATGTTAGTTCCGCTGCGGGCTTTCCATTAACTGTTAGGACTTCATAGTCTTGAAGCAGATCATCACAAGCTGCGAAGCTGTTAAGCAACGTTGCAATCATGATAGCTTCGTCTTTCTTCTCGCTCTCTACGATAGGCCAGTAGCCCATGTAAGCTTCGTAGATTGCGCGATCAGGATCTTGATGAATCAGATAAGAAGCGATGCCAATCCCGTAGCCCGAACCGAAGGATAGGTGCTCACTCTCTTCCCTAATCTCAGACCCCATCAGAAGATTGTCTAGCTGGAACTTTCGTTCGCAGGTATAGAGAGTCTCTAATGTGGAGTAGCGAAGACGTTGCTTAGCCTTGTTTGAGTGTAGAGGCTTGATTGGAATTACTAGACCCGACATTCTGATACTCCTGTACTCGTTCACTCAGTGCAGCGTAGCCGCAGATATCTATTAGGCTGTCTCTATGTGTAGGGTCATTAGCCAAGCGCGCTGTCTTCAGAAGAACCATCATGTTGCATACATCCAGCGGGGACAGAGTACCATAGGGGCGCCCCAGATAAGCATCCCACATGCGAGCAATAACTGTCAGATTCTTGTCTGGCCTACCGTAAGTCTTCTCTCGGTCACCGTAGATAACCTTGTGAGCTTCTTGCAGGATGTTGTCTTTATCTACTTGCTGTTTTTGCTGAGCTACCTGTTCTGCTACGTATTCATCCAGTGTTTTAATGGATTCCATTTAGATCATCCTCATCAATCATTTCTTCCATGATAACAGTAACTCCACCCCAGAGTTCTACAGAAGCAGCGAACTTCCTAGCTGCCTCAGGGGTATAGAGCTTCTCAACTTGCTGAGTCTCTCCAGGGTTGTATTTGTAGTGGACTTGGTACTCAAGAATCTTTGCCATTAGAGTTCCTCCCAGGCTTTATCCAATTCTTCCGCAGTCAGAGCAATCTCTTTCTTCTTACCACGAGTACCAGTAGCCTTACCTGCTGCCTTAGCTGCAAGTTCTACTCCAGTCATCTTGCGTAGAGCAATGACCATCTGCCCAATGTCCGAAGGAAGCATAAGCTGAACCGCGTTAGGATTCTTCATTAGTGCAGTCTTAAGCTCTTGCATTGCACCCTTAAGATCTTCACCAGACATAGAGACAAGGCTGTCTAGTCGGGGCTTGATATCAGCGTAGGCTTGTCGAGCTTCGGGAGTGGCTGCTGCATAAGCTTCTTCTGCTTCTTCTCCTGCTGCCGCATCTGCTGCGCTCTGTTCTTTGCTAACTGGTACACTTGCAGTCGCTGCTTGAACGGGAGACTGTCCAGCCACTTGGCCATCTGGTGCATCTCCTTTACCTTCTCCGGAGTTAGATTCGGTTGCAGGTCGTCCACTATTTGCAATTCGGGTCTGCTGTTCATCTTCAATTCCTTCTACAACTGGTACCAACATTAGTTCAGCGATGCGCTTCTTACGAAGTTGCATAAGAGCGAAGCCAGACAGAGGCTTACCTGCTGCATCTGTAGTCTTTACTTCCTCTTTAGCTTGAGCTTCTGCTTCAGCCTGAGTACGAGGACGAGTCTGAACAGTATTTACTTCTGCCCTAGCTGCGTCTGTATCCTGTTGCATGGAAACCCTATCTTCATCAGATAGATTGTCGCTTCCTACATTATGACGCACAGTACCATCGGGCAGTTTAACATCTCTCACAGCCTCTGTAGCTGCTATTGCAACTCCTGCTTTAGCTGCTGCTTCTGCTGCTTTCTTAGCTGCGATTCGTTCTGCTAGTGTTCTCATGGTCTTACCTACTAGGCCTTCCGTTAATTACATAGCCTTCTAGTTTCTCTACGATAGAAAGCTGCTTCTCTGAGAGTTCACGATCTGGTTTGGTTAGCTGAGCCTTCAGACTGCGCAAGAAGTTCTCTTCCCATTCAGTCAGTTCGAACTCTTCATTATCTTGAAGGGCCACCACCCGATCCCTTTGCCTATCTTGCAAGCTCTTCGGTACATTCTTATCGTCAGAAGCTGTCATCAGGTAACTCCAATTTCTTAATGTTAACGCCAATCCTCGGGCCGAGCTTTACTCTAACCTTCGTATTGTCAGTGTCCTTCGTAGTCTCATCATCGTAAACTACGTAGCTAATAGTGTCCGTCGAGATAGCCAAGCCTGAGCTCTTGAACTTTGCATTGCGCTTAGCTTTAGCTACTGACAGACCAGATCGCAGAGGCATTACTTGATCGCGTGGGATAGTAAGGATCATGTCCCTATGTTCTGTCAGCGCGTCAAGTAGCTCTTGGAAGTTGTATGTTACTTCGTCTTCTTCTTGTAGCAGCTTGGCAAACTCACTGCCTTCTGCTGGGAGAATCTCTTCTGAAACAGAAGTCATTCGGGGGAATCCTTCTTGGTAGAAATTTTAGAAACCTCATCCTTCTGCATAGTAATCCAGGCAGAACGGAGGCGCTTGAGCTTCGTAGTATGGTAGCTGATCTGTGCGTCCCAGTGTTCTTTATTCGTGTGAGCTTGCAGAATAAGCAGTTCGGATTCGCGGATTTCGTTCTCGATAATCTTGCGTGGATTCTTTTTAAACAGTGCGTCGAACATAGTTTTGCTTTCAATTAATTAGACTGAATTGTACCCCACAATGGGCAATTTGTCAACCCGGTAATCGGGAAATTTTTGACTTACTAAAGCGAAGTTGAGATCTTCCTGCTCGTCTAGTGTAAACCACCCTGTAATTATATTTACTCGTTGGCAAGATTCCCAAAGATAAAAACCAGGAGAACGAGAATAGGTAAGAGCAGAACTTTTAAGACGATAGCACAGACTACTAATGGTATCTCCCAACTCGGGGTTGACTCGCTGTCGCTCATTTCGAATCTCCACTTGGTAGCCCACTAAGCTGTGAATCAATAGCATCGTATCCGGTCTGTTGATTAGGCCATGTGCTACCCAGACTCCTATCGCTAATTTTAGGGGGTTCATTTTCTTCTAGAATGTTTCTTAGCTTCTTTCTTTGAGTGGCTTGAATGAAGCCTTGTAGTTGACCTAGCTCTCTAGCATCCATTGCTCTAGTATAGCTAGCATTATTTGTAATCCACTGTTGGAGAGTAAAGATAGCTGCTAGACAAGAAGTAGTCTCCGTATTAATGGCATCCATCCTCTCTACTTTAGTCTCCACGAATTCAATCTTAAGTTCTGTTGAGTTCATCTGGAATCCTTTGCTTTACAGTAGCGAATTGTTGTTGATTAAAGGTGCGAGCTTGCACTAGTTCCCAGCTCATCTTGTTAAGGTAATTAGCAGAAGTATGAATACCATAGCGTTGAAGAGCTTTGACAGTAGCTGCTACGTTAGAGATCGCAAATTCAATCTGCCCCCTCTCTTGCCAGAGCTTCTTTACTTCTTCTTGACGTTTAGTGGGAGTGCGAGAAGGCAGAGGCTTTTCTCGGGACTCGTCCCTGTAGAATTCCAGCTCGAAGAGATTGTGCCAGGATGCTATGTATCTGCCTTCCTTGAAATTCACTTTAGCTGCTGACATGTATTCGTAGTAGCTGATGCTCATGGTAGTTCCCTTCCTTCTGAGAGGATGATGAAAGATGCAAAGTCTAGAAGATTCTGCAAGGATGGTACTTGAATCCATGAATTATATGAGCGAGTCTCAAATAATTCTATGTGCAGGATCTTAGCTAACTCATTCTTCCTACGGATTAGTTCAAACTCTGTACCCTCATGTGGAGTAGCTGCAATTGCATTGTAAAGAATCCCATAGTCTTCATCCGAGAGAGCCATTGATCTGTCCTTTCTTGAGTGCGCGGATTAGCTGCTGCTTGTACTTCTCTTCTATGCTCATCCCACGAATATCATTCTCTTTATTGTGTCTGATTACTAGTTGGTTACTAATATACATCTGAATAACTGTTAGCTTGTCCTGCATTCTGCTAAGCTGATCTGAAGAGAAATTATTAGTAGCCTCTGCGGTCATTTCTTTAAGCCTCGAAGGAGGACAATTGCAGAGGGCTGCTTTAAGTTCACGGAAGATTTGATTTTGCGTTGCCATTATTTCTCCTGAGTGCCAGAAAAGTATTCAATGATTGCGTAGAGATCGTCCATCCGATTATGAAAGCTCTCTGGAATCTTCAACTTGATAGCTGCGATTACATCATTGGCGTGGTCCACTAAGTCTTTTTTATGTTGAAAGGTTTCCCCTTCTGCAATGTATGCTGCTGCGATTAAGTTCTGCGTATCGTAAATCATTCTATTTCTCCTACTGTAATTGCCACCACTGGGTGATTCTGATTACCCTGAATCCAGAGCTTAAGAGTCTCCCCTTCTCGTAGCTTCTGAATTTCCTTAGGATCTAGCTCCCAAGCTGAGATCATCCAAGGCAGACCGTCCTCTGTCACTGCGTCTCGGATAGGGAGAACAGAACAGATACCATTCATTTCTCCATCCCAATTAGGTGGTTCATTTAAGAATCTGTTTGCGTTCTTAATCATTTTTACAATAGCCATCTTAATACCTTTCAAACCACTTAGTAGGAGGATACTTCACATGATACCAATTCTTTTCCCAAGTAATCCATGGACGATTCCTATGAATCTGTAGGTGATAGGTGCCGAAGCGCCAATTAATGTAACAGTCGGACATTACTTCATACTCCTTTTCCATTCTGATCTCTGTTTAGCTTTATCCCCCTTACCTTTACGGGGTTCTGCATAGTAGGGATTAACTTCTGCTTCCCCTACCTTAAGATCTACTAGCTTAACACGAGCTGAAGTATCTGAAAGTAAATCTACTATCTCGTAGCGACTTCCTTCCAGCAGAAGGCGTTGCCCTATTGCTAGAGCTAGCCTCCTTTCTGTAGTAATTACTGCAATAGTCATATCAGCCTTTCGTGCAAGCTACGTTAAGTTCATTGTTAATAGCACCACTGTTGAAATACTCGATCTTGTCCTTGATCGTATTCCCCTTGATGCGTTGATTCTTGATTGCCTTCTGGATAACAAGATCCTTAGCGATAATCACCACCTTAGTCCGTGCCCGCGTTACTGCTGTGTAGAACAATTCTCTGTACAAGCTAACTGCATGATCTGCGTGGAGGATAATGAATACCTTCCTCCACTCGCTGCCCTGTGCCTTATGCACTGTAAGCGCGTATCCCAAGCTAAAAACACTCTCTGCAAAGTCACCTACTGCACTGATAATCTCAGTAATCCCTGAGTCCATCTTAATAGTAACTTTGTGGCTAGCTTGTGCCATCTTCTTAGCTGATTCTTTTTCTAGTTCCTCAAGACTAAAATTAGAATAATCGATATCACCACCCTCTTCCAAATCCAAGCCGGTGCCTTCGCCAATAATGCGCATACCGAACCTAGTAAGATCCATACCAGGTAGCTGGGGGTCTTTACCATGATATTGGGGGTTCCTTTCTATCCGCTCAATGACACCATCCATTTTGTTATACATAACCTTATCGCCCTCAGCTAGGTACAGCTTGTTAAAGCTAGCGATAACCTCATGGACTACTGCATTCCTCTTCTTTCCAAGGAACTGTGCAATCCATTTGTTCATGTTCTCTGTGCCGAGAGCTTGCTTATTCCAAGGTGAAAGGATAATACAGTCTGCTGGATCGTATTCGAAGAACCCATTCTCGTCCACTTTCTCTGCTAGCTGTTCGAACATATGTCCAAGGGCAATGCTAGTCTTATCCTGGCCCACTTTAGCTGCGTTCTTTCCGCGCACTAGCTGGAAGTTATGATCCTCTACCAGGGTATTGCCTTTAAGAATGTTATGAGCATTTTCGAGCACAATACCCTGATTACGATATACTTCAGTAAGCTCCACTACAGGAAGCTGTACAAGAGCATAATTAAGCACCGAAGGACCAAATACCGGTGGGAGCTGATTAATGTCACCAATAAAGATAATCTGTACGCCAAGAGGAAGAGCATCGTAGAGTTTCTGCCAGAGGTCTTCTGCTCCCACCATAGAGGACTCTTCAATCACTAGGTGAGTAATGGTTAGTGGGTTAGAGGCATTGCGCTTAGGAGCGAAGCGGAACTTCTCTTTGTCTTCCTCATAATCCCAGTAGGTTTCTGGCTCGTATTCGAGTAGAGCATGAATGGTCATAATGTTGTAGGGGAGAGCTTCTGCTAAGAAGTCAGACTTATGGACTGCCTTGCGAAGATTAGCTGCTGCCCTACGAGTGAATGCACAGAATGCAATAGAGGGACAAGACAGGCGCTCTGCTTCTGCTTCAGGACTTTGTCTTACCTTAAAGTAGGTAGTAGAGAGCTTCTTATCTTCCAAGAGAGCTTCAGCCACTGCACGTTGAGTAGTAGTCTTGCCAGTCCCTGCTGCTCCGATTAGAGCAAAGCTCTTGCCGGACATAGCCATCTCCTTAGCAGCCAGCTGCTTAGGATTGAGGGTAATGTGCAGAGAGAAGGATTCTTGAATGCCTAGGATTTCTTCTTCGCTAGGGTGATGTGCGAGATGATTCTCTCCGTGATTGGGGATAATAGCATCCGCTGGCATATCAGCATCTGGGATATCCTGAATGTAGAGAGTGGGCTCTTCTGCCAGATCATTGCGAGTAGCTGCCTTAGAGACAATAGCTTCGTAGGCTGCCTTATTGGCAATCTGCTGCGTAGCCTTAGCCAGAATGGCTGCTTCTTCCCACTTCTTTTCCTCTGCTGCAACGAAAAGATTATAGAGGTGGGCCCGCAGGCGATTTTGAGTCTTCGCATTCTCTTTGAGAGAAGAGGAGAAGTAGTTTTGAAGAGTATTCTCTTCTTGGAGTTTTTCGAGTATGTTAGACATTAGTGGTTCTTTCTTTGAGAGAGGCAATGATTTTCCTCAGTCTGTGCATGTAGTCAAGCATCTCATTTTCATTATGCACATAGAGCAGGCGATCATGAATCCATTGGAGAAATTCTGCATCAGTCATTGGTTTCTTTCTTTGTACTGATAGATAGCCTTCTCTCCGGGCTTCTTTCTTGTTTCTTTGAAGGTTAGGTCCAAGACAGTATTCATTGCTTGGATTTTATCCCTGATGGGATAAGGCAAGTGAAGCTCTGTCCATTCGCGCTCTCTTGGCTCTTTGCAGTAGATTCCGTAGTTCATTCTACCCTCCAGCTTTTGAATGAGCGACCCTTACGAACTAGCTCGGAGAGCCAGTATCCAAGACAATCGAGGCTATTGCCCTTGCCCTCACCGAAAGTATCGGTCAATAGAATACCATTCTCATGGCGATATTGGACTTTGATAATCATGCTGTTAGTCTTAGGCATACCATAGCTCCTTAACATCAGGGTGAGTAGATTTATACTGATACCAACCGCCAGAGGAATAGACTCTTAGCACATCTGTGCCCCACATATAGTCTGCATAAGTGCAGGCATCATGATAGTCGCGCGCTCTAATCTCCGTATAGCGTTTATGGAGCAGGAGAGCGTAGAAGGATTTCATGTGCATTACATGCTCGCTTTCTTAACTACTGCAAAGTTCCCGAATGTATGCTGTTGGAAAGAGATAACACATCGCATCTTCTCTCCTTTAGCTAGCTCGCAAATGTCAGGGAATACACTATCGTCCCAGCGGACATTATATTGGGTCGCCCCTGATGCATTCTTGAAGATGAAGCTAGTAGTGTTCAAGTAATCATCTTTGGAGATTAGCCGCTCTTTCATGAAACAGGCTACTAGTGTCTTCTTGATATGATGATTCTTATCGTGGATACGGAAGTCTACATCTTGCTGTACTTGTGCATTCATTTTGGAATCTCCTTACCCATTCTCTTATAAGCCCTAGCTAGGCCAGGAGGGATGATACGGCCAGCCTTTACAGTCTGCATTTCATGCATGCGAATGCAGGTGATAACGTCTTCTATGTGGACTTGCCTCTTTGTGATAAAATCTACAATGATGTACTTATCTGCTAGGCCGAATTTCTTAGAGGAGTAGAGATAAGCTTCTTCTGCACTTACTGGCCAGCTTCTTCTAGTACTCTTATTCAGGACAAAGAAAGGGGTTTTCATTATTTAACTCCGTGCTTATTCTTCCACCGGACCCGCTCTGCGAAAGTAAGACCTACTGGCATGTCTGCGATAGTGTATTGCTGTTGGGTAGAGTGCTCTTGTTCTTCTGCTTCGCCTTCTTGCTCTTCAATGCTATCAGCATAGTCCATTGCGTCAACGTATTCTTGTTCTTGCGAGCCTTCGGCGCGCTCTGCTGCAATATCTTTCTCGATCTTATCTACTGCTGCCATGAGAGGATCATCGAGGTCATCGATCATAGTCTCTTTGCGGAGATTGGTGCGATCGATAGCGATAATCTCGATAAGGCGCTTAGCACTAGCGTGTTCCACAGTCTCTAACTTCACAGATAGTTGACCGAGCAATGCTTTATCCACAGTCAGGAAAGATTCTTCCGTGAATAGTTGTTTCATAAAAGAGACCATCTTCTGAGAGATAGAGTCTTTCATGTTGGAGATCAGAGTCTTAGCTTCCTTGATATCCTTACGGAATGCTGCGCGCTCTTTGAAGTTCTTGTCTTTGAGAGAAGATACGCGCTTCTCTTCTTTTACCCTAGCTGAATGCTCTTTCTTAAGATCAGCGATAGAGCGCATAGGCTTATCGAGAAGAGCATTCTCATCATATTCTGAGAGGTCCGGGCGCTCAATAGCTTCATTGACTAGACGCATCCACTCTGTCAGCCTAGGTTCACAGCCATTATCTTTCAGCTCTGCATCGTATACGAGAGAGAGTTTAGGCTGATATACGTGGTTCAGAGAATGAATGTAGGATTCGACCAAGAGGCAAGCTTGAATAAGCTTCTCTTTAGAGGCAGTGCGCAGAATAGCGTTAGTCACTGCGCCGGACTGGTCGACCATAGTGCGAATCAGATCGTATTCTCGGGCAAGAGTAATAAACAAACCTGAGATGATCTGAGTGTCTAGAGAATTCAGGTAGTCATATCCCTCCTGCACAATCCCTCTAGCGTTCGGCAGAGATGCTAAGGGGGACTCCCATGTAAGCACCTTGTCTTTGATGACTGGGATATTAAGAACTGCTACGATTCCAGTCTCTTCACAGACTACAGTCATCTGCTCATTGCGCATGGCTAAGAGTAAGTTCCTAGAAACCTTCTTATGCTTCTTGCTTTCCTCTGTAGCTACTGCCTTATTGCTTTTAATCTTAAAAGCATTCTTGACTTCTTCGACTAGAGCGAGCTTCTTAGCAGCATACTTTGAGAGGGGCTTCTCAGTATGTGCAGGGGGCAGAAGATTATGAGGATCATTCACTGCTACGTCAGGCAGAGTGTCTTCATTAAAGTCTTTCACCAATCTTTCGATTGTATCCATGATACTTTATTAACTCCGTATTAGTTGTATCACAAGCCTAGCGTCAGGATTAACACTAGTGAAGGAGCACTGTATTTCAAATGCTCAATCATTAGAATTAAATTGCCTCTGCCTCTGCTGCTAGAACAGACTGTTCGGTGATGGAAGCGTCCGGGCCTTCGGCCACAGAGTCTTCATCCATTACCGTGTTATACACTGCCTGCCCATGCACCATGGACATTCTGACACTGCCTTTCTCATAAGAGAACAAGCATTCCCAATTGGGCAGACTGCCCTGCACTGAGCCGCTATCAAAGACAGTATAAGTAACAAGCTTGCCAGGCTTCAATTCATTAGAAAGGGGGTGATGTTGAATTGCCATGATAGTTTAGTCTTTCTGTTCTTAGATGATAAAAATAATATAAATCTCAGCTCGCATTGAAACAGATTCTGTTCTGAATTAGAAACTTAATCAGAGCTACTTGCCTATTGTCGCAACGACCAATATCCTGCCATGCATTGTGGCTTATCAAATCTACTGGCACTGCACAGCCAATATGGTCTGCTTCTCCGAGGTTAAATTGTGCAGTGAAAGAATCTTGATATCCTTCTACTGGATCATTTTTAACATACTCTACTTTAATGCCAGCTTGCACTAGCTCAAGAATATTGAAATGTATTTGCATGCCCATGATATTAGCTTCTACCTTCTACATACTATGTATGTCATCAAACCTAGTAAATCGACTAGGTGCGTTTCTTCCGTCCCATTCGGGAATATCAGGATACCACAAGAATGTGTTGTTTTTCCACAACATTGAGTAAAAAATTGTAACAGTCTGGTTTTCCCCTGATAGCGTATTCATATTAGAGCTAGTCTCATTTCCTCTAGAAAATCGATTGACGGCTTACGATCCTGCCAAACTTCCCGATTACCCAGATTACCCCGAATTCCACGTTACCCCCTGTGACCCATGCCATGTTTTGCATGTCTATATTATGTGCATCAGCCTGGTAGTAGAGCGTATGCCGTAGGCAGAGTAAGGTATGTAGTAGTCTCTCTATTCACAGTTTGTGTATGTGTCTATTCAAAAATTTTAAGAAAATTCTAATTAAATTTTTTTTATACTACCCTATATATCTATAATTAGTACTCCCATTATCTCACTCCCAGGACTAATCTCCATCTGGTCTGGTAGCTACTGGCTGGGTAGTATGTAGATACTGAAAGTTGGGCATGGGTAACACCCCCCAAGGCGGAAGTTATGGCAATCGAGGTAATCGAAAAATAGTCTAAATATCTCTTGACAGTAGCTTCTATGTGGTACATAATTCAATCTCCTACACACAAGGAGCACCTACATGGACTACGAAACTCGTATCTTTCTCATTGGTCAGACTGTTAAGCTGCTACTAGACAATCCTGATCTGCTCCCCAAGCTGGAGCTAATCCCCATCCAACAACCTACTAGGGAAACTACTAATGAAATAAACTTTAAAAACCACTTGACAGCAGAAGATTTCCGCGTATAATTCAGATCAGGCCGCAGCGAAAACGCAAAGCCTACTGAAAGTTCCATCAACCCATAGGAGTTAATATCATGCAAAAGATCACTATCGACGTTTCCAAGAAGGTCAACGGCAAGTTCGCTAAGCAAGGCGAAGTTGAGATCACCGTGCCGATTCTGACTGACGTTCTCGAATTCGTAGCTTCGCCAGTCAAGAAGGATGAGAAGGGCGCAGAAATCTTTGAGGATGGCTTGCCGGTCTACGAATCGGATAAGGCTAACTGGCTGCAAGGCGCTATGCTTGCCGCGATCAAAGCACAAGCGCGTAACAAGCTTGTCTCCGGTACTGCTACTCTGAAGGATGGTCTCAGCATTCCCACGGACTGGGAGGGTATCCTTGCTGAAGGCACTCGCGGCGGTGGCGAAGCACTGGCTATCGCTCGGGAAGCTAAGGCAGCATTCGCAGAGTGGATGGGCAAGCAAGGCAAGAGCGAAGCGGCTACTGCTACTGTCGTTACGCTGTTCTCGAACAAACAAGCGCTGGCTCTGCAAAGCGAAGTGAACAAGGGTAAGGTGAAGTCTTATGTTGAGAGCTTCGCCGAATCCCTCGATGCCGCCCTGCAAGAGCGTTTCGAGAAGCCAATCATGAGCGTGATCGATACTTGCGAGGCAGTCGCAGAGGTCGACTTCTAAACTAGTCTCTCTAAGCTAGAATCTAAGACCCGCTTCGGCGGGTTTTATTTTGCCTATCGATTCTTGGTTAGTAAGTGTCAGCTAGCTTGTAGGGGCTACCTGGCCTTTTTTGGCCGCGCGGCGGGTCTCTCAATCAATGGGCTGCCTCTAATTTTTCTAAATTTTTATCTGAAACGACAGACATAATATCACTCACTACTTACAGAGTCTGTAATCCTGAGGGAACTGAAGGAATGCCAGAATCCTGGGGAGAGGGAGAAAGAGAAAGGTTGCAAGTTGTGAATGATATTATATGCTTGAGTGAATTTTATAAGGAAGGATATTAAGCCATGAATAAGGAACGCGCAGCTTCCTATCTCGGGGCTGGGATGCCTCCTGGGCAGGTAGCTAATATTATGGGGTGTACTCCTGCGTACATTAGTCAGTTGCTGAAGGAAGAGAGTTTCGTAGAGCTAGTAGAGAAACATAGGGCGGCTGTAGATGGAAGTGAGGCGGCAGAGGAAGTTTCTATCCAGAAGAAGTATCTGGGTATGGAGCATACGCTTCTAAAGGCAATGGCTGAGGCACTTCCTAATGCGGAGCTCCCAGCTATTACTAGGGCTTTGGAAGTAGTAGCTAACAGGCAAGAGAAAGCAGCGGTTAGAAAAATGCCGCAGCAAATAGGGGGCGGAAACGGGGGACAGAATGTTGCGGTGCATGTTAGTCTGACTCTTCCGACACATGCTATTGAAAGCAGACCAGTAATCGAGCTGAATGCTAAGAGTGAAGTGGTCAGCATTGACTCTAAGCCTATGGCTCCTATGTCTTCAGTTGGAGTAGAAAAGTTGTTTAGAGAAAAGAAAGCGGAGCGTGAGGCGGCCCCGGCTATACTAAAGGAGCTTTAAATGAATGTTCACCTAAAGGGTATTAAGGCAGACAGCTTCATGGGTGGCCTGATGAAAGCTGCTAGTGCTGTTACTGCTGCTGAGAGAGCTCGGGTACTACGGAAGATGACCGAAGCTACTAGCATTACCCCTGTGCCTAGGGAGATCGCTGGTTGTAAGCAGTGTGTGGATAGATTATCTAAGGGGCCAGAGGCGATCACCCCTTCGGGGACGTACTATCCACCTCCCTTGATTGATACTGACATTCTGAAGTAAGGATCTTACATGGCTGAATTAATGGTTTCCAGTGCTATTCAGGAGCCGGAAAAAGCTTCTGAGCTATTCACTGGCAACTTTGATCCAGCAGAAGCTTATGAACGGGGGATGGTAGACATTAACTTCTACGCTGGACTAGCTCTTCCCAGTGTGATGGTTAGTGCGTTACCTAGGTTTTATCTAGCTGCATTCCAGATTCTAGTAACTCGGGCACCTCATCAGATAGGTAAGATTCTGCGTTTCGCGCTAGGACTTCCCCGAGGGCATGCTAAAACAACGTTCATTAAAGTGATTGTCAGCTGGCTTATCGTCTACGATAGGATCAGCTTTGCCTTGATTATCTGTGCGAATGAGTCGCTAGCTGAAGAGCTTCTTTCCGACATTAACGAGATTCTGGGTTCCTATAATATGGAACTTGTCTACGGGCAATGGCAGAATGCACTGGTTAAAGGTGGGGATTCTAAAGAACTCAAGAAAGCGTACTACCATGATCGCCCAGTAATCTTGGCAGCTAGAGGGGCCGGCAGTAGCGTTCGAGGTTTGAACATTAAACATACGCGTCCAGACTTTATCCTCTGTGACGATATGCAGACCCGTGAGAACGATGAATCAGTAGCGGAGCGCACAAGACTGAGGCGCTGGATGGTAGCTACTCTTTTCAAGCTGCTGGCTCCTCGGGGCGATAGGCTTATTGTGTACATTGGGAATATGTATTCGGAAGAATGTATATTGTATCAATTGCAGCAGAATCCAGCTTGGGTCTCTATGGTCACTGGGGCTATTCTGGCTGATGGGGAGCCTCTGTGGCCAGAGTTGCACTCTTTGGATAGCTTAATGGAGAGCTTCTTCCATGACGAGAGTCTGAATGAGGCTGACGTATGGTTCGCGGAGGTAATGAATGATCCCACTAGTAAAGCTACTAGTCTTCTCGGGGATCCTCTTCCTCTGCCTGATTTTGATATTCATAAGGTCATCCCAGATGGAGTCTACATCACAGTGGACCCTGCTGGATTCCGTGATACTAGTGATGATAATGTTATTGTTGTTCATGGCGTATTCAATGGCCAGGGGCACATCATGGATGCCAGTATAGGGATTAAAGACCCTAAGCAGCTGATCTTAGAGACGCTGGGGCTGGCTATAGAGTATGGCGCATCAGTTATAGGAGTAGAAGCAAATGGCTATCAACAAACACTGGGCTTCTGGTTCAAGGAACTCATGGGCCCTCTTGGCCTCTCGACTATCCAAGTTGTCGAGCTTGGTTCACATGGAAGAAGTAAAGAGGCGCGCATTAGGCAGTTCATTGCTGAACTCTATAACTGTTCCTATTATTTGTCGGAAAAAATTAGAGCCATCTTCATTTGGCAAGCTATGAAGTATAAGCTAGGGCAGAAGAAGAACAAGGATGACTTCTTAGATGCCTGTGCTTACGGACTGGATATGCGAAATGAATACTGGCACCTAATTAAGAATAATAGGAGAGAGGAACAGTTCATGCTGCAAGCTAGGGTGGTGGATAATAATGCGCCGTTTTAGGGTTATAGTAGTAGGCGAAGCCTAGGGTGCAACAGGTGGCCCCCTTGCTACATTCTAAGGCACCGGCGCGCTCCGATCAACCTAGGCCGCAGGCCACTGCTAGTAGCTATCACCTATCATATGCACGCAGGCTATAGTAGCGCACATGGTTGACCGGTAGCGAAGCGGCACGACGCAGCGCACTCTCTGTATAATGGCCGAGGCTAGAGAATACAGAAGCGTAGCGAGGATGATTCTCGACGACGTAGCCCGAAGGGTTGCCTTTACAGAGAAGCAGCAAGGAAGTAAGCTATCGATGGCGGGCAAGCCATGAAGCGGATAGAGCCGAGGCAGTTAGTATTTTATTTAATAATCTTTTATAAAGAGGAAACCAATGGCTACTGATAAAGGTATCGCTATTCCCCCGCAAGCTCCACAGTTGCAGCCTAAGGCTAAAGCTGAAGTCAAGATTGATAAGACAGCGCAGCAGAATATTCTTTCCTACTCTCGTGCTCTCCTAACGGAGCATCGTAAGAATAGTGAAGAGCTCATCAATAAGATGACTGCTATTGATCAGGCTTATGCTCGCTATAAAGCAACTGGAGAAGACTCTACTCTGGAATGCGATATCTTCGAGAAGGATGATATTACTCCTCCTATCGTAGTCTCTCAGGTAGACTCAGTCGTAGCCTATCTTGCAGAAGTCTTCCTCTCTGGAACTCCTCTGTTTCCTGTTGTCTCTAATCCCTCGAAGCGCAAATGGGCAGAGCAGCTTGAGACTCTGTTTGATGACCATGCTCGTATTGGGGGTTATACTAGGCAGTTCCTTATCTGGCTCCGTGACTGTACTAAGTACAATTATGGTGCTATTGAGTGCTCCTGGAAGAGTATCAATCAATTCTCTGTCCTCTCTGACTTTACAGAAAAGGGTGTAAATGGTCGCTCTGTTAAGAAAGATAAAAAGTTCTTTAACGCGATTAAGCGACTCGACCCTTATAATGTTGTACGTGATCCTGATGTGGCCCCTGGGGATGTTGCTTCTAGTGGCGATTATGCCGGCTATGTGGAGAACCTATCTTACATTAAGATGAAGTCTATGCTCCTGAAGATGGGAGCAGAAGGCACAGTTCTTAACTTTAACGAGTGCTTGAATACTGAGAACAAGAATACTGCGGTCTACACCTCGAATAACTATCGACAGCCGCCTCAGATCTCGGATTACATTCAAGCTCGGAAGAAAGATAGTACGGTTGATTGGGAAGCTTACATGACTGGTGGTGGCACTAGTCGTCAAAATAAATCTTCTGGTAAGCGCTTCGAAGTCTTTACCTTCTATGCTCGGATTATCCCCTCTGAAATGAGTATCTCTGTTCCGCAGAAGGGTACTCCGCAGATCTGGAAATTCGTTACTGTGAATGATAAGTATGTGGTATTCGCAGAACGAATTGTCTCAGCTTATGACTACCTCCCAATCTTCTTCGGTCAGCCTCTGGAAGATGGCTTGGACTATCAAACCCAGTCCATCGCAGAAGGTGAGATTCCGTTCCAGGAGGGAGCTGCTAAACTCTACAACATTCGCTTTTCCGCAGCTCGCAGAGCAGTTGCAGATCGAGCACTCTACTTACCAGAGCTCATCAAGTCCAGTGATGCGAATGCTAAGGTTGCATCTGCCAAGATTCCAGTGAATATTCCTGCTATGTCGAATAAGAAATTGGATGACGCATATAAGCAGATTCCGTTCGATATGCGAGGTACTGAGACTACTATGTCTGATGCACGAGAGATGGTTGCATTCTCTCAGCAGCTGCATGGTATTAATAATGCGAAGCAAGGACAATTCCAGAAGGGTAATAAGTCTGTTACTGAATGGAATGATACTATGGGTGCTTCAGATGGTCGTAGTCGTCTCTACGCTCTCTGTCTGGAAGCTCAGGTCTTTGCCCCGATGAAGGACTTCATGGTCCTTAATATTTACCAATACGGAGATAACGTAACTATTGTTTCTCAGCGTAATGGTGAGACAGTAGATATTAATATTGATGAACTTCGCAAGCAAGTACTAGCTTTCCGAGTGGCTGATGGCTATACGCCTAAGTCTAAGATGGCTTCTACGGATGCTATTACTGCTGGCATGAATATGATTGGGACTTCCCCTCTGTTGCAGCAAAGCCTAGGTCAGATGCTTCCTCAGATGTTTGCACACTTTATGCAGCTTATGGGAGTAAGAGGTTTGGACGAATATATGCCACAGCAGCAGGCAGTACCACAAGATCCTAATGCAGCAGCTGCCATGCTACAAACTCAACCTCAATCTGGCCTACCAGCTCCTGCACTGCCAGATCCTATGGCCTAAGAAAGAAGAATAATGAAGCTGTTTCCTGAAGTCATTCTTACTAAAACTGAAATGGATATTATAGCGGAGAACCTATCGCATCCAACCATACACAAATATCTGCAATACCAGATCTATAATGCGGCCGCTGGTATTGCAATGGCCGAACCAAAAGAAGGCGAAACCACAGAAGCCTACATGCTGAGGGCAGCAGAAATTCGTGGGATGATTAAGTTTGCGGAGGTGCTTATGACTATTGAAAAAGCACCTACCGTTAATGCTAGTGTTCAACAATAAGGAGTTATATTATGCCTGGATTCTTCGATCGTCTTCGTTCTATGGGTTCGCAACAGCAGCCCCAGCAACAACCTAATAACCAACAACAGCAGCCTCTGCCTGGTCAGGGTAATAGACCACAAGCTAATAGCGCCCCTAACCAGCAACACCAAACTGCCGGAATCTCCAACGATCCGAAAAGTGTTCTAGACTCTCACGCAGATCTGTATACTCCAAGCACGACTACTGACAATGTTCCTGAGTTTAACCTGGCCTCAGATAAGCTTGATGGCGTTGTAAAATCTCAAGACTTCATGAAGGACTTGGATCCTGCTATTATGCAGCGTCTACAGTCTGGTGACATGACAGCCTTGAGTGACGCTATGAATCATGTCGGGCGCAATGCCTATAAAGCCGCACTAACTCATGGATCTACCCTTACTGGCAAGTTTGTCGAAGCTCGCTTCGGCCATGCAGATAAGGGTCTTGATGGTAGGATTAAGAGTTCGCAACTGAATGACCACCTCAGCCGGACTCCTAATTTCAGCAATCCTGTTGTTAAGCAACAGCTTACTGATATTGTCACACGCCTTCAACAGAAGCATCCTGATGCTCCTTATGAAGAAGTAATCGAAGAAGGCAAGCGCATTCTAGGTGAAGTGGCAAACAGTATCAATCCCAAAACCCCCGACCCTAAGGCAGCGGAAGCTACTGATTGGGAAGACTATATGAGTAATTAATCCTGATAAACAGGAGAAGGAATAAACATGGGTCTCGCTACTGGTCTCTTTAACGCCGCTACTGGCAATCCTACTGAACTCAACAAGCGTAGCTTTGCGGCTACCATTCTGCGCTTGTTCCCTAATGGTTCAGCTCCGCTCTTCGCTCTGACCTCGCAGACTGGTCGTTCGCGCGCAGTGTCTTCGACGCATGGCTACTTCAGCCGTTCGATGAGCTTCCAGAACTTCACTGCTCTGGCTCAGCTGATTGGTGATACTGCATGGACTCAGACTAGCACTGCTGGTATGGTTCCTGGCATGGTGTTCTTCAATGTCCGGACCAAAGAGAATATTCGTATTCTTACTGTCCCCTCGGCAACGACCTTCACTTGCACTCGTGGCTTCGGTCGTGTTGCGGCAGCTGCTGTTAACGCTGGCGATAAGTTCATTCAAGCTGGTACTGCATACGAAGAAGGTTCGAATCGTCCGGTCAGCCGTCGTCTGACCACGACGTATGTTCCTAACTACACGCAAATCTTCCGTAATGCGTGGGCAGTTACTGATACGGCTCGTGCTTCTGCTGTGGAAGCTGGCTACGGTAACGTTGCTGAGAACAAGCGCGATTGCAGTCTGTTCCACGCAGTGGATATTGAATCGGCAATCATCTGGGGTCAGCCGAAGATGGATACGACTGGCCCTACGCCTGTCCATGCCACTCAAGGTATTCTGGATGCAATGAATCAGTATGCACCGGCTAATGTCAATGCTGCTGCTGGCACTACCAACTACACGCAGCTGGTTACTCTGATGGAGCCTGCATTCCAGTATTCGACCGACATGTCGAATCCCAAGGAACGTGTACTCTTCGGTGACAGCCAAGCTCTGAAGGTTATCACTGATATTGGCCGCCTCTCTGGTCAAGTTCAGCTGACCCCCCAGACTACGAAGTTCGGTATGAAGTTCACCGAGTTCCAATTCTATAAGGGTTCGGTCATGCTCGTTGAGCATCCGCTTCTGAATGGTGTTGGTGCTTCTGGTCTGGCTATGGTCCTTGATCTGCCTTCGATTCAACTGGCTTACATGGAAGGACGTGATACGGTTCCTGAGAACTACGGTGTCGGTGGCAAGGCTCCTGACAATGGCCAAGATGCTATCGGTGGCTCGTTGACTACTGAACTGGCTGTTGAGCTTATCAACCCGTTCGCGTGCGCTGTGGTTACTGGTCTGACGAGCGGCGTCGCAGGCTAACCACCTAATTACCTACTAGACTGTGGCTGTAACTCCTGCCGAACAAACAGTCTAGTAGGTTTTTTTTAGTCTTTTAACTGGAGAATATAATGTCTGGAAAGTCCCTTACTGAAAAAATGGCCGATAAGAAGAAGGCTGAAGCTGCTAAGGATGAATCCTCTAGCGTGTTGCTTGGTGGTGTTGTTACTGGTATGGCTAACTCTGTTGAAGAGAATGCCTCTGCTGAAAAAGCAGATACTACTGTCAGCACTGTCCTGGGTAATGATGGTCTGGTCACTAATGGTGATCCGAGTTCTGTCATGGCTCAAGCTGCTAATCAACTGCAAGAAGGTCTGGCTCAGAATGCAGACATGGACAAGCAGAATGAGATTGCCCTGAAGATTCTCGAAGGTGAAGAAAAGCGCCAGCGCATGCTGGAAGGTCGTCCCCGCGATACTGATATCGCAGAAGAAAGTGCTGACATGGAAGCTCCTGAAGGTGGTTATAAGTCTCTTGGTATGGTTCGATTCGTCGACAACAAGGGCAATTGGGTTAAGGCAGTAAACGGCTATTTCGTTCCGAAGACTGAGGAAGAGAAGAAGATTCTCGACCACTTCGTGACTACCTATCAGGTGGAAGCTCCTAAGGAACAGAAGGAAGACTAATGAACTTCACAGAAGCTGTTCAGGCAGTAGTTGATATCGTCAAGCGTCCTGATAAGCTTCTGGATGCTAGGCGTGAAGTAAACTCCGCTATCAATCAATTCAGTATGGATACGGAATTTACTTTCGACGTGATGGAGACTTCTCCTGCGCTAGTTGCTAATCAACTGACTCAGGCATTGGCTCTGTCCCTCTTTCCAAGGTTCAGGAAGATTCAGTACATTAAGCGAGGAGGTACTAGGACCTTCTTGTCTCCTCTAGCGCGAAGTGAGCTCCTTAAAACGAACTGCGACTTCCGCAACAAATATTATATTGCAGGCACCAACCTCAATATCTCTCTCGCAGATTACAGCTCTACACTTGACCTAGGTTACTTTCAAGCCCCTCCAACCCTGACAGATGCTGCCCCTACGTTCTGGATGCTAGATCTGTCGCCCTACATGGTAATTGACCGTGCAGCTGCTAAACTCTTCACAAACATTGGCGATGACACCAGTGCTGCGAGACACGAAGGATTCGCACGATCAGCTTTTCTTACTGCTCAGAAAGATTATGGCATCTCGACTCAATGATGAGAATGAAGATGTAGAAGAAGGGAAAGGGGCTGATATGGCTAAGAACCCAATGGAAGAGCTAGCAGCCCTAGAAGCCAGGTTTGCAATGCGCGAGACAAAGCATGATGCTAGTATCGAAGAGCTAAGGAAAGACATTGCGGATTTGAAAGTGCAGATAGGGGACTTAGTAGGTCTTCTGGATGCCTTAAAGAATGTTTTTAAATTTATAAAGATGCTAGAAGGTCTCTTTATCTTCACGGCTAAGATGGGTGGTGCTATCGGCATTATCTATGCTACGTGGAAATTCGGCCTGCAAGAACTAGCAGTTAAAGTAAAGTCTATGGGAGGTAACTGATGCCAGCCATTCAACCCGCTTATCTCCGGCAGCCTGGTGGGTTGTTTGGAGGGCAGCAGCTTACTCCAGAGCAGATTGCAATACTCTCCGCACTTCTGGCAAGTGCTAATAGAGAACCCGTTACAACTAATTTAGCTGAACTAGTAGTGGATAATACTGGTCGCATTGTTTATGGAGTCGCATAAATGTTCCACATGAACCTAGCTCCCGGGGACATTCATAGGCCCCATCAATGGGAACCCGCTAATGCTGCAGCTCTAGCAGCCCTGTCTGGCCAAGTGGCTGCAGACATTGGTAAGCTAGCCTTGCAGCTGGATACGAAAGATTTTTACTATCTTACGTCTATTGGCCCTAATGTCTGGAAGAAGCTGACTGCCTTGACGGATAGAAGGACTCTGACTACTGTAACTAGTAGTGCTGGTGTTCTTACTTTGGATTATTCTCTTGGAGATTACTTCAGGTGCATTCTGACAGAGAATATTACTTCTCTTGTAATCTCCAACACAGCTGTTAATATTGGCATGTCAGTTTGGCTAGAGATTGTCCAACATGCTAGTGCAGCAAAAACATTTGCTTTCCCTGCTTCCTTCAAATGGGAAGGTGGTACTGTACCAGCTATCAGTACTGCGCTTTCAGCTAGAGATGTATTGGCATTTACTAGTATCGACAATGGTACTAAGTGGGATGCGACTTTGAGTAAGGCGAGGTCTTAATATGCCAGGGCTGCTTTCACACATTGGGCTTCTTATTAAGCCAAGCGGTCCTAATCTCTGGACCCCTCTCAATCTTAGCTATAAGCCTGTAGTTCTTCTGGACAAGGATTCAGCTGCTACTATTTCTCAATGGTCAGATCGAAGTGGAAATAACTTTCATTTCACGCAAGCTACTGGTACAGCTCAACCCTCTATTCTAACTCCAGGTGTTACTGGTGTTCGCAGCTACCAATTCGATGGAACTACAGACTATTTCCGTAGCACTACCTCACTGAAGGATTCTTTTAAGAACATCTCAGGTGGTTGGATTCTGTCTATGTTCAAGAAGGATGTAGCAGATGCGGGAGGTGTTAATAGGAATCTGGTAGCTAATGCTCCGGGTAATGCAGGTGGGGGCGGGCGACATAGTCTCGGCACCTTAGGTAATAAACTTTATTATTACTCTGAACGGGTGGATGCAGGAGCTTCGGCTATATTGCAGTCTACTACAGCCCTAGGTACTACTGCACACATTGCATTGTCTACCGTTAACTGGGTACAGACCAAAGCTGATATTCGATTGGATGGTGTTGTAGATATCAGCAGTGCAGCATTCGGAACTACCGGTCTTACTAGTAATACTACGGCAGCATGGGATGCTGGTATTAATGCTTTCGTAGGTGCTAGTCCTGCTGTGATTTGCGATGGGCAGCAAGTTGTAGTAGCCGAAGGTTCTACTGATCTGACTGTCCTAGAAAAAGAAAAGCTAGAAGGATGGGCAGCTTGGAGCCACGGGGGGTCTTCCTTATTAGCTGTTGGACATAGATACAAATCAGCGGCGCCCCTACTGACCTATGATCCTAATACGAAAAGCTATGTACATTTCGAAGATGTCACTGGTTCTATTCAGTTCCGGGATCATGTAGAGACGAATAGATTTGCTGCCGTAAACGATGCGAAGATTCTGACCACTCAGACTAAATTCAGAAGCTCTTCTGGATTCTTTGATGGAGTAGGAGATAGAGTTACAGGCCCCATGACGGCTGCTTATCAAGTCTTTCAACAGCTTGAACTCTGTTTTGAGGGCTGGTTCTATCTTTCTGGAAATAGTCCATCAGAAGGTGGTAGCAGAAATGCAGTCCTGGATAGTTTCAATATTCCCACTACAGGCAGCTTTGTATCCTGTGCTGTGATTGAGATTCTTGGAAACGGAACTACTACAGGAACTGGTCTAGCTATTGAACTCTGGGATGCTGCAGGTGTAACCACTAATGTCTACTCTAACATTACCATCTCACAGGGAGCTTGGCACTATTATAGGATTACAAGAAACTCTGCTGGCACTTGGACTATTGAAATGGATGGCACTAGCTACGCACTGACTAATAATAGCATTGGCTCTTCGTTGCTAACTCTAGGCAGCGGTGGTAACAGAAGCATTGGCGGTACGCAGAATACTGTTTACACCAGAGCTTTGAATGGATACCTCTCTGAAATTCGCATGTCTAATATTCCAAGAGTGGGTGCAGTACCTACAGGTGTGTTAGAGAATATCTATTAAAGGAATTAAAAAGAATGGGCAAACTGACTTTCGACGCTGTATTCGATCGTCTCCTAGGACATGAAGGAGGCTATGTAGATAATCCCAAAGACCCTGGAGGGGAAACCAACTGGGGGATTAGCAAGCGCTCTTATCCGAATGTAGATATCAAGAATCTAACTAGGGAAGGAGCAAAAGCTATCTATAAGAAAGACTTCTGGAATGCTGTTCATGCTGATACCCTACCTTCTTCTGTTGCTTTTCAGCTGTTTGATTTTGCTGTCAATTCTGGTATTTCGACTGCGATTAGATATTTCCAACGATCACTCGGGGTTGCTGACGACGGTCATTGGGGACCTATGAGCCAAGGCAAAGCAGAAAGTACTGGAGAGAATGATATGCTCTTGGGTATCAATGCAGAGCGTCTTGATTTCATGAGTAGGCTGGCTAATTGGGATTCTTTCAGCAGAGGATGGGCTAGACGAGTGGCGGGTAATCTCCGCTACGCAAAACAAGATAACGCAGTGGAGGCACCATGGACCCCGTAAGTATTATTCTAGCTCTTTCGCAAGTAGCTCCTACTCTGATCAAATGGGCCACAGGCTCAGAGAAGGCAGAGCAAGTTGCTACTGTAGCACTAGAAGCAGCTAAAGGAATTACAGGAGCTAGCAATCTGGATAATGCTGTAGCTGCCCTAAAGATGGATCCTGAGATGCAGTTGAAGTTTCAAACTGCAATGCTCAATAGGGATAGTGAATTCGAGAAACTTTACATTGATGATAAGAAAGATGCACGTGCTAGAGACTTGGCTTTGCAGTCTACCCCCAAGGGAAATGTACGTGCTAATTGGCTTGTCGGTTTCGCTGTTCTTACTGTTACTGGAATTTGTCTACTCATCGCTTTTCGACCAGTAACTGATGAGTTTGCTAAGAATACTCTTCTTGTAATCCTGGGTATGTATCTAGGAGAACTTAAGAACATCTACGCATTTGAGTTCGGTACTACCCGCAGTAGCAGAGAGAAGACGAACATCATAGAGGAATTGAAATAATGGCAACTAATCCAGCACTCAAAGAAGCCTATCCCCTCTCCACACGAGATGGTGATGCTATCCCTCTGGACATTGTAGATCCTATTGCTTTGCAAATAGTAGGGATGACTGCTGGATTAGGTAGCGGTACTATCCTTGCAAATTATGAGCTAGGACATGTGTACAGTACAGAAGGCTGTATTATCGAATTCGGTACAGCTTTAATTCCCTTCCCTCCAGTTGCAGTGGTTAGCCAGAATACTCTTCTGGTTCCTCCTGGAGTTCTAATTACAGCTAGGTTCCCTGTAGGAATTTTCCGTGTTATTAGTCTAGGAGTGGGTACTGCTCCTGTGTATATCCAATACATTCGCAAGTGGGCTGCTCTTGGCATGAAACAGCAGTTGGCAAACATTGGTAGGAACTAAAAGTAAAGAGGAAGAACATGGTTCAATCTGCTAAAGTTATTGACGTATCTAAGACTTTCCTCCCCGTTGATCCTAATGCATTTCCGGAGAATCTTCTGGGTGCAGAAGGTGTAGAATCCTTTGGGGATCGAGTTCCTGTTATGGCCTACGATGGCTATAACTTCATGCCCACTAGCTATGGTTATAAGAGCTATTTCGGTACCAATCAAGATATTGGGCTGGATGCCATTCCTGCTCGTGTGGACTATGTTCTTCTTTTTCAGAATACTTCCCTGAAGAATGTGTTGATCGCCTTTACTGAGATTGGAATCTTCACTAAGCCGGGGAATACTGGAGGGGCTTGGACTCAGAATGCAGTCTATCCTACTCCTGCAATTGGCACTCATTACGAGTGGACCTATTGTGTAATTGATGATATCTTGTACGCCTATAGGATGGGTGCTGCACAGTACTGGGAGATTAAGAGTAACGTTTCTGCTAGTAGAGTGGACGTTACTGCTAAGGTTCCTAATTTCCTGAATATGACTGGCCAAATCGGTATCTTCCGAGCAGGTGGCCGTCTTGCATTCTGGGATAGTGAAGACAGCATTGGTTGGAGTAATCTTGATGATTTTCTGGACTTTACTCCTTCTATTGAGACTTTGGCTGGTAATGCTAAGTTCTCTGACGTTGTAGGCAAGATTGTCCACATCGTACCGCATGGGGCCGGCTTTATTATCTATGCCACCAAGAGTATCGTTTACATTGCCGAAGACGCTTCCGCTACCTATCAGTGGAATCCGTCTGTAATCCTCAATGGCTCTGGAGTTACTTACCCCCGGAACATTACTTCCTCTGTTCCCGATACTGTCCATTTCGCATGGACTAATTCCGGTCTCTATAAGATTACGAACCAGAAGCCAGAAGTTATCATTCCGGAAGTTACTGACTTCTTGAAGGAGTCTAATGATCCTATTTATCTGAAAGTCTTGGAAGGTCGCTATCTCTTTATCGAAATTCTGGATCCGAACTATATTAATGGTTACGCTAATTTCTCTGAAGCAGTTGTTCCTTCGGTTGACTATGTGTTTCCTGGTAACACTGGGAACCTAGCAGACATTCCTCCTTCGTATCTCTTTGGTACGAATGTTTGTAACGTGCTGGCTGGTATCACTAATGGCAATTATGCTGACCAAGCTGACACTGTAAAAGCAGGCATGCCTGGAGGTGCGCTCCCTGCAGATAAGAAGCCAGGGACTAAGATGAAGCCTAAGTGGGCTTGCTATCTTTCCAATGGTACTCCCCTAGATGCATCAGCTATTACTTGGGGAAACACTCCTTGTACTACTGTTGATCCTAATGGGGTTGAGAAGAATCTCTCTCCCGGCAATGTAGCTAAGACTACCGATCTTACACAAACCTCTGTAAATAAGAGGCGAGTGCTAGGATCTGACATGTATGTAGATGGTAACTGGACCATCGAACGATTCATTGCTGTGCAGTCTGCTATCTGGCAGATGGAGGATGACTCTAGGAATGCAGTAATCTCTGCTATTCTGAACAGAGCAGGCACTGGATCTAAAACTCTTATTGCGCAGAGTGTAGATGGTACTACTGCAGAAATTCGTAATGAATGTACTCTAGGTCGTTACGCTAAAGAATTTTCTGCACCGCAATTCGGCTACAGTGCTTGTCAATTCTGGCTCACTCGTTATTGTATGTCTGCAATTGACATCAAGCGAGTGAAGGTTAATAAGACTACTGGGGTGCTTACTACTCCAGCTCCGGTGGCAGCTACATATAGTGTAGGCTACGCAGTGAATACTCCGGGAACTGGTACAGTGTTTGGTACTGCTTCTGGTAGCAGCGTGAATTCCATGTACTCTGCTCTGGTAGCAGCTTTTGGAGGACCTTATCCTTCTGACCAAGGTGTTGTCACCTTCTCTGGACCTTTTGTTACCTTTCCTACTGTTGGAGGTTCTGTCTATTTTGGATACTCTAGAACAGCCGCTCCACCTACTGGTGACGTTAATAATTATTACATCTATAATGGGGGACCCCTTGTTAAGCAAGTCTACACCACTAGTAATCTTGCACGTAGCTGCCCAGTAAATTATACATACAATGCAGGAGGTGATAACTGTGTCTGGTCTGGTGGTCCTGTATATGATAACACGGAGGTAATGAATGCATACAATCAAGAATTTGCAGTCCCGCAGACTCCACCTTTGGCAATTGATTCTGCTTACTGCGCTATCATCGGCTTCGAATACACAGCTAATGATGGGTCCACAAAGACAGTTGCTGTTACGGAGAATAGCTGTGCTCAACCTAGTCTGACTCCGGGTGGAGTAAATCAAGCAGCTTTGCCTACTGGAGCTAAGCCTGGAAATGTCGAGAATAATATCTTGGCAACTGGTAATGGTTCTGTGTGTTCTATTCCATTCATTCCAGTCCTAGTCCCCGGCTCCCCTGCTACTAATGTTAACTGGCCTACGCAAGTAGTTACCATTCCTCAGGGTTCTTATCTTCTGCAAGATGGAAGCATTGCTCCTATCTATCCCACATTCCATGGAGCTCTCGCATACGATCTCCAGCTGAAGAAGTGGGGCAAGATGAAGGGAGACTACAAAGCCTTGATGGATTACAGCCCAATCAATAATGCTCTGAACGGTATTATTACTCTTGATAATTTCAAGATGATGGCTGGAATACTGAAATCGGATGGTAAGATCTATTTATTCGATGCCTACCCGTATGCTAGTAAAATTGTGTACGGTAAGATTGGGTACTACAGACTAGGTGTGACTAGCATGGAAGAAGTCAGGGTTCATTTTAGGACGCCTAGCAAGGGCTCTATGTGGATCGAAGGTAGTCTGAATGGTCGTGGCCTGAGTGTTGGCTATACTAAGACTGTTACCTTCACTGATGTAATCTCTGCTGAACTCTTTGGAGGACCTTCTGTTAAATGGAATAACATTACCATCGAAGGTATCTTTGATATCTCCTATCTGGAATACAGAGGCTTTGCAGCTGGTCGCAGGACCGGACGGTAAGATTTTAAATTAAAGGAAATAAAGATCATGGCAGCTTCTCGCTACGATACAGCCGGACAAGCTAACTCTGGTAATACTCAGACAGGGTTCCTAGCGGGGGGTGGCTCCCTCTCTACTACTGGATCACAGACTGGCAACAGTAACACTCAGCAGCAAGGTACTTCGAATACTACGCAATCTGGTACCTCTAATACTCGAGCAACTACTACTCAGCAGACTAGTACTCAGAACATGACCGGCAGCAGCTTGGCTGCACTGGAGCTTCTGATTCAACAGTTGCTGGGAGGTGGTACTCAGGAGATGGCAGCTCAGCGAGCACAGAGGCAGGCAGAGATTAATAATGTCTCGCAGACTCGTGCTGGCTACACCAAAGAAGCTGCTTTCAATGATGCTCAGGGTCTGATTGCTCAGACTATGCGGACGACTCTGGAATCTCTGCTTCCAGGTATTAATCGAGCAGCAGCCGGAGCAGGCACTAGTCAGAACAGCATGCGAGCTCTGCTTACTCAGCGTGCTGCAGAGAATGCGGCTCAGGCAGCTAGTGCACAGGGTCTGCAGGCTGCTACTGCTTACGGGAATATCAATAGCAGTCTCAGTGGCGTTCTGGCTAATCTGACTGCCCCTGACAATTCTACTACGAATGCTCTGTTGCAAGCTCTGCAAACTGCTCGTGGGGCTGTGACGAATTCTAGTACCACTGGAACCTCTAACAGCACTACGAACTCTGATCAGACCAGTAATACGAATACAAGTCAGAACTCTAATACGAATACCAATCAGCAGAGCAATCAAACGCAGTCTGCAAATGGTGGACGGATTAGCAACTCTGGTGGTGGGACGACGAGTGGGGCTAGTAATGTGGATGGATTAGTATATTACGGGCCCCAGACCTCCACCTTGCAGATGGCAGATAGTGCAGCTCGTGGATCAGGTACTGACATTGGTACTCTGCTGCAGCTTGCTGGTGGTGGCGGTGGTTATGAAGAGCAGTTTAAATTCTAAGAAGGAGAGAATACTATGGCGGATACCCTCGACGAATTGCTTGCTAGCCTAGGTAGTTCCTCTGGTAGCTCAGATAACTCTTCTCCTCCTGTAGATGAGAATCTTATTCAGTTCAAGAAGAACAGACAAGCAGATGCAGCTAAGGAGCAGGCTGCTATTGACCAACTGTCTGTCCCTACCAAAGGTACTGGAGTTAGCATCTCTCCTTCTAACTTGGCTGCTCTTCTTAAGCCTCCTGCAGGCGCAGCTGAGCGAGTCAATGCTAATACAGACAATTATGGAGTAAAGGCTGTTACTGATGAGCAAGGTAACATTACTCTTACGAACGTGGGTGTTGTCCCTAAGACGCCTGTTTATCCCACTGGTCCTAATGGCGCTGGCCCTGGTAGTAGCTCTATTAGTCCTAATACTCCTCTTAGTGTTGGTTCCCTCTATAACAAGCTGAGGACTAGCACTGATGTGGATGAAGCTAGAGGCATCGCCGCTTCGTTAAGGGAAGCTTCTGCCATTCAGCAAACTCAGTATGAGTCTCAGGCTCAGCAATTTGCAGCTAATAAGCTAGGCATTCCTCAGCTTCAGAAACAATTGCAAGAGGCTATGGCTGCTGATATGGCAGATCCTAAGTATAGGCCAGGCATGGGGGATTCTCCTATCACGGCCCGGATTAGGCAGTCTGTAAACGTAGCTACTGACCAAGCCTTGCAGGAGAGTAAGGTTTATCTGAATAGCAATCCTAGTTACGCTATCCTGAAGAGTACGATGGTCTCAGCGGAAGCTGAAGTGGCCCGTATTACGAAGATTGCAGATAGGAATGACCAGGCTAAGTTCCAAGCAGATGTTAATCTGGAGATGCGTAGGCAGCAACGTCAAGACATTCTGACTGAGCAAGGTGACAGTCTTGATCCAGTGGCTAAGCAGCGTATGCTGATGCTGAATCCTGATCTCCAGAATACTCCCCCTGATGAGCTCTCTGCAAAGATGGCTCAGACTGTTGGAGGTAAAAAGACTGACAAGGAATGGATGGCTGCTGTTCAGGCTCCTGAAGAAGCTCTCCCTGTGATGGCTCTTGCAGGCAATGAGTACGCTATGCGTCTGACTGTCTCTAAGGAAGCAGCTAACACTGGTACTCCTGAAGCTGAGATTGTCTCTAAGCTGAACAACATGCGTACTCTGATTAAGAGTCCAGGTGCTTACAAGAAGGGTCTTGAAGCTATCTACGCAGGTGATCCGAAAGCTAAGGAGAAGGTTGCAGCTGATCTTGAAGCCTTCAATGCTAAGAACCTGTCCGCTAATGAGAAGGGGCAAGCTGAGCAAATGAAGATGCAAGTAGCTCTGCAGGTGCAAAGAAAAGCTACTACAATGGAATTCAAAGGCTCTCCCGGTACTTGGGGAGTTAAGAATGATCCAATGTTCGATGATGCTGTAACCCAGACCAAGCAAATTACAGGTAGGACTAACATGCTGGATGTGCTGAATACGTATGTTGGAAAGAGTACTGGCCCTGAAGCTATTGCCAAGTATTCAATCTTTGCAGACTATGCAGAGGCAGCAGCTAGGAAGAAGGCCAGCAGTATCTTCGGGCAGCCCTCAGTGCAAGAGCTTCGCTCTGAAATCTTTAAGGCTAGTAAGAAAAGCTGGCTGGATAGACTGTCTGAAGGTGCCGCTCAGAATCTGGCAACGAATCCAATGTATGATGCATTGACTCGGAATCCATTTGACTTCGGTCAGAAGAAACAGGATCTTAATGAGTTCCTTAATGGACCTGCAATTCAAGATCCGAAAAGCGTAAGTTAATTTAAAAGAGGAAGATAAACATGGCAGATGATCTCGTTCAGGCTGTTCCTGATAATGTCAAGTCTTTTGACAATACCCTCAATGGTGACTTCCATGCTTCAGAGTATGATACTCGGCTCGACCTTGCACGCACTGTAGTAGGTGGTGCAGTAGCGTCCGTCGTTGATGCAGGGGCGTCCATCTGGAATAGTCTCCCCGGAACTCCAGAAGTTGATACGGCTGATGTTCTGACGAGATTGTCTAATAACGCAGTTCAAGTCTACAATGAGAATCCTGACACTATTCATACTCTTTCTTTTATTGGCGGGAGCCTTGTCCCCTTTGGTCTTGCTACTAAGGGGATGACTGCAGCTCGTGCCGGTGTGAAGGGTGTTAACTGGTTTAGCAAAGCAGGTAAAGAAGCTGAGCTCGCAGGTCTGAATAAGATCTTCGGCGAAGCTGGTGCTATGTCTGCTGAGTACAAGACTGGCTTGAGGTCCTTCTACGGCAAGGGCTTCGCTAATCAAGCTCTCGATGCAGTGGCTGGTGAGGTGGCTGTAATGGGCCTCATGCATGCTCATCCTTTGATGGAAGACTACTACCAAGACCCGGTGAAGAATTTCGCCATCGGTATTGGATTGGGATCTGTAATCGGAGGTACTATCGGGCATATTGCGGATAGGTACGCACTGCGTTCGCTGACGGGAGCTACTAGCAAGCAGGCTATTGATGCCACCATCGGTACTCTGCGAGACATTGCTCCTGACATGACTGCTGCAGTAGCTCTACAAAGCCATGAGATTAACATCAAGAATCTTGGCAACATCCTTGCTGACGGCAAAGTAGCTGGTAAGACGGCAGAGAATGATCTGGCAATGTCTATTGCGAGCAGAACGCTCCTTAGCGAACAAGAACGCCAAGCTTCTCTCTTCGAAGCTATTCTCTCTCCTGAAGTCAAGGCTCTGCCTAAGGCTGAGAAGGATGTATTCATGCGAGAGATTATCGACCGTCCTGAGATGTTCGGTGTCGACAAGGTGGGCTTCTTGAAGCCTATTGATCTCGAAGCTGGAGGCTTGAAGACTACTGAAGGTCCGTTCGTCGGTGGTAAGGTGCAATCTCAGCTTGATGCAGCTAAATTGCATTTGGAGAATAATACTGGTAACCTTGGAGCTCTGACTAATAAGTTCTTGACTGCTGATAAAGATGCTGCACACTTCAGCTATGAGATCAAGAATGTTATGAACATGCTCTCTAAACCAGCTGGGGATATTAGTCCTGGTCAATTGGAGAAAGCTCTTGAACTCGCTAAAGCTTTCAAGCAAGATGAAGTGGGCAAGTTGCTTTACTCTAAGGCTGTAGAAGTGGAAGCTGCTTTCACTGGAGGATCTGGCTCTATTCCCTCTATGCTGAAGGACTATAGTCAGTGGGAGATCAAAGGTACTAAGACCCCCGGGAATCTTGGCGTTGGTACGTCTAATCTTCAAGGAAAGCCTAGCCTCACGAAGCTGAATGCTAAAGATGAAGTAGTGGGCCAAGCTGCTGTCTTCTACAAAGAGTTCGGTAAGTTCGGAGGAGTTAATGATGCCTTCAATTACGCTAATGCAGCGGCTCTGGGTAAGACTGTTAAGGAGTTGGAGAAATCCCTACCTTCAAACTATGGCCGTTTTCCTAATCTTGATAGCTCTCTTGAGCTTCTCTCCAAAGGGTCTGCTGAAGCTCATGGTGAGTATATTGCTGCCCGTGCTCGTGTAGAAACTTGGGATGCTGATCAGCTGGCTAAGGCAGTGCTGGGAGAGAATGATCTCTCCCTCATGTCTGCTATTGTCATGAAGATGAAAGGTGACGTTTCCCTTGCTAGGAATGTCTCTATTAATCTCTCTGACCGTAGTCCGATGTTCAAGGCTATCTTGGATGAGACTGCTGCTAAGGGTCTGAATGCTGCTGGCGTTCCTCAGAAGTATGCTGATGCAGTGGCTGAGTTCACCAAGCCGGGTATTAAAGGCATTGACCAATTCGATCCCAAGCAATTTGGTAATATTACTGAAGGAGCTAAAAGTGCTCTTAGTGAATGGGTTTCTGGTGGACAAGCTCTTCTGAATAAGATGGCTCTCACTTGGTCTGCTAAAGGCTTCTCTGAAGTTGGAGGCTTGGCTAATCTGGCGATGAAGAAGAATTTCGAGAGCATTTACAATTCACCTGAATCTCAAGCTCTGCGTGCTAAGTTCATGGCTCTTGCTGATGCAGACGGTAATGTTCCTCTGTATCGTGGTTCTTATGCATCGAAGCTGGTTCAGCAGAACATTCTGGAAAGCTTCACCACTGACCCTGCTAAGGCTGCGGAGTTCGGCACTGTGCGTCTTATGAAAGTGCACGTAGATAATATCGTGGCTGGCTGGGGTGACATTGCCTCCCATGATGGTCTGCGTAAGAATGAGATTATCGTCTTGCCTACTGCTCGGCCGGAAGAAGCTGTCTTGTCTCCCTCTGGTGTGGCTCAGTTTAAGAAGAATCAGCTTGCTGCTAATACTTCTCAACATCCAGTGAATGGCAAGAAGATGCAGTATGGTGATCTAGCTGAACTACTTGTTAACGAGAAGCAACGTGTCATTGACGAGATGCTGTTCCAGGGTATTCCCATGGAAGCAATCTCTCTTAAGGCTGACGTGCCTTATGGTATTGTTGAGAGCTACGCTACTGCTAAGAATGGAGGCTCTGTCTCTCTGGCTGAGATGATCTCTGATGTGTCTGACGTTATCAAGACGAAGACTGTCAAGGATGCTGAAGATGCTATCTCTCGCACCAATGCTCCTATCAAACTGGAAGGAAATACTAATAAGAATCCGTACATTGAAGGCCACGCGAATCTGAATAACAAAGACATGAAGGATATGAATGATCTCATTACGATGACGTCTATGTATTCTTCTAACTCGCCAGCTACTCAGGAGCTCGCTAGGTATTTCTATGAAGAGCTTAAGATCCCTATGGACATTCTTAAGCAGCAGCTCGGTGCGGTTAATAATGAATTTGCTGGAAGTAAGTTTCTCAATTCTACTGATTTTTGGGCTCGTAATATGGGCAGTGTTGGCCCTGTTGCAACTGCTATTGGACGACAGGTTCAGCGTATTACTAATGATGCTATTAAGCGCATTGTGACTCCTGTCTCTGAGGCTATGTCTCTGGTGACTAAAGACTCTGCTGCCGTTGTGGAATTTAATACGTTCTTCAATATTAACAGCAGTCTCAAAGGGTGGCGCGCCTTCACAGAAGATGGCACTCTGGTGCAGAAGGTGCTTCGGCCCGATGCTGCAACTGGTAAGATGACTGAGGTCCTTGAGCCTGTTACCTACAATGGAGAAGTCTATAAGGTAACTACTGACGGTGTGAAGAAGGCTATCCTCTCTATGCAGCAGCAGGGTGGAGAGCTTCTCTCCATGACTAATACTGCAAAGAAGATCAAGGGACAAGCTGATGTGAATGACATTGGCCTCTGGATTCCTAGCTTCAACCCAGTGAATAAGTTCATTGCCTACGTCCACGATCAAGTGAATGATACCACTAAGATGATCTGGGCTAATACGAAAGAACAGTTTAATGACCAAGTAGTTAACTACAAGAAGTACCTGGAAGAGAGTGGTCAAGGCCAGAACATTCGTGTGGTCACCAAAGATGAGCAAGCAGATTGGAATGTTCTGAATGGTCGTCTGGATGTAGTCAACATGGAACGAGCTGATGTTGGCATGCAGAAGACTGGTGCTGCTAGTGCTGCTATCGTGCGCAGTGATGCTAGTATCTTCTCGGAGATTGCTGGTGGTTATGAGCATTACATTACTGCACAGATGCGGAATCTTGCAGAGCTTAACATGCACGAAGTGACTGGTATGTTGGATCGCATGTCTGTAATCAATCAGGCTGTGACTAATAACCAACCGCTTAGTGGTATCATGAAAGTGGTACAAGCTCCTAAGGATGCAGCAGCTACTCTGAAGAATACTCTGCTGGGCTCCTCGAATCTTGGAGAGTATGCAGGCTGGAAGAGCATCAACCAAAGCTTTGAAACGGGCTTGTCTTTCGCCCTGAACACAGTTGGTGGAGCTTGGAATACTCTGATTAAACCCCTCGTAAAGAATCCCTTCGGAAAAGATAAGGAGCTCACTCCTCAGCTTATGAAGAAGATGGACTATGAGAAGATGACAGAGATGCTGGAACAAAGAGGCATTGTAAATCCATGGGCTACCTTTGACAAAGAAGCTGCTAACATGTTCGGTCTGTCTAAGATCGAAGACAGTAAGGATACTTCGAAGCGTCTTATCTATGCGTCGAATGCTCTCGCTGCTACTGTTGCTCTTAGAATTGGTGAGCTTGCTCAGCCTATTGTTAATATTCTATCTCTTCCTATCCTCACGGGGCTTGCAGTAAATAGCAAGATGCCTGCTGAGTTCTTGGGTTCCAAGCTGGGGACTGCTAACCTGGGAACCTTTGGCGGAGTGCAGATTATGTATGAGGGAGCACGAGCAGCTAATAGCCCGCTGTGGAAGAGGTTTGATAAGATTTGGGAGAAGCAAGGGCATTACACACCTCTGGTCTCAGAAGCAAGCAATGTGCTCCGCATGAGCCGCAGCTTTGAGAAGGGCGCTATTTCAAGCATAGAAAACGCCCTGGACTCGAATATGGTTCAGATCATGAGTAAGCCAGCTGACTGGTCTGAGAGCTTTGTGCGCAGGCAGACGATGTTCACGGGGGCCGTCCTAGCCAAGCGCCTGTACCCAGAACTTTCGGATGAAGGAATCACAATCTTTGCACGGGATTTCATGGACAAGGCGGTGGGAAATTTTCACTCGTCCCAAAGGCCAGTTTTCTTTCAAGGAACCCTCGGTGTCGCGCTGGGACTTTTCCAGACCTACATGCTTACACTAGGTCAATCGGTGTACCGTCAGCTGGAGATGAAGAACTATAAGGCTCTAGGGAAAGCATCGCTTACACAGTCCACGATCTTTGGCGCAGAGTCTATGCCAGGCTTCAAGGAAGTATCTCAAATGATTGGAGAGCATTTCAGTGACGAGAATGTTGATCTCACTACAGGTACATACAGAGCTCTAGGCGATACGGCTGCTAACTTTGTTCTATACGGGCTGCCTTCTAATCTTGGTCCTAGCTTGTATACTCGCGGTGATGTTTCTATTCGCCCTCCGAATGTACTGGCAGGGGCTCAGAACACTGTGGCCGTCAGCTTTGCTAGTCAGATGCTGGACACATTCGGTCAAGTGGGTAAGGCAATGGAGCAGCAAGGAGCAGGAGACAAAGCCAGAGCCATTGCACAAGCCCTGAGTATGCAATCTATGAGTCGCCCACTGGCTCGGGGTAGTGAGCTTATGACTGGCTATAGTGTTACTCGAAAGGGAAATACTGTGCAGACTCCGGAAGAAGTATGGACTGCTACTGGGATCATCTCCCGTGTGCTTGGTACTAGGCCCCTTGAGGAGAGTAAGCTCAGGGAGGCTATGCACTTGAATACGTTCTATGGAAGTGTGGACAGAGAGGCAAGACAGAAGCTAGTCGGGGAACTGAAGACTGCTATCCGCAGCGGAGAAGTATCTGACGAGTTACTTACCAAGGTTTCTTCCACATATCTTAGGAAAGGAGGCACACCTAGTGGCTGGCGAGCTGCATATAACCAAGCAATTGGGCAGACTAACTTGGGAGGTGATGAAGCTTTGATCGATAAGATGAAGCCTAACAATCCTCTTAACTTCATGATCCACAATCTGGATTAGAAAGGCTACTATGAGTCTCTTTGGCAATAAGAAGAGAAAGGAGGAATCTCCTTTTGCTGGTATGAATACAGCACAAGCACCTCCTGAAGTGAAGAGCTTCGAGCAAGAGTTGACAGAGCTTTGCAATCGATACTCTCTTGAAGCTTTGAGTAATACACCTGATTTCATTCTAGCGTATTACTTGAAGGACTGTCTCCTAGCTTTCAACAATGCTCAGCAGCGAAGAAAAGAATGGTTTGCTGCTAGAGAAGAAAGCAAGCACAGAGAAAGTCAAATGAGTCCTCTTGAGTAAAAGACGGACGTAGAAAAGCCCCCTTGGATGCAATGTCCTTGGGGGCTTTTCTATTGGCGTTAGCCGTGGTTCATATCGTCTTGATATGGAATCTCTGGAGGAGGATTAATCTCTTCGGGCCTAGGTGCTCTGTAGGGGTGGCTAGTAGGATAGAAAACACCAGCTAGCACTCGAAGCATCCAGCTTACTCCAGTCTCAGTAGCTAAAGCAACCAACTCTTCTCTTGATTCAATTACAATAGAAGTAGCTCGGAGACCATGGAGATTAGCTCCTAGTGGAACTGAGATAACTTCAGTAGTTCCATCGCGTTTGATTAGATTAAGCAACATGATCTTAAAGCCTAAACAATTCTTTATGTGCCTTATAAATTGCAGCAGGATCGCTCTCTCTAATCTCAGCTGTGACGATCTTTACAATCTCTCCGAAGAACCAGAATTCAAAGTCACCAGTTAGACTGTTAGCTCGTGTGCCAGTGAACCCCGCTTCTTTTAGTTCTGCTGTAGTTTTAAAGTCATTGTGGTCAGGTCTAATAAATCCCTCTTGGGGACCAGGCCCTTGGTCAGACCATTGTGTCATTTGATTAAGTCTCCTTCTTCAAAGTCTTTCTTGTTCTGCCAGTATTGTCGAATGCAGCTTTTAATTCCAATAGCTACTAGGATAATGCATCCCCAAGCTAGAACAATAGTACCAAGCCAATCGCCTTCACTCATAGCAACACACTCCTTTCTTCCTCAGTAAGCCACTCAGGGCAGATAAGTTCTTCATTCCATTTCTTAACTGGAACATGATTGATAACGTAGCCTTGCTTACCTTTGACAGTCACAACCTTAATCTTCTCAGCTGCTTTCAGTCCTGTAAGAATATCCATAAGCTCACTTGGCTTCCTAATGTCATGAGCTACGAGTTTATAAATCTGATTGCTGTCTCTAGGTACATGCGAATGCTGAAGGTAGTCTAATACTTTATTCTTGATATCACTGTTACTGTCTTTGCCAAAAGAGCCAAGAGCTTGTGGCATCTGAGCTTCAGCGGCAACTAGCATTGTGTTAGCTTTTCTGTAATGCTCCTTACTCAGTTCCTGACTTATATCGCTAGCAGCAATGCACATGGCCAGCTTCTGGAGATGAATGAATCTCCGCCCATCGTAGTGGTGGAATCTGCCATCTTCAATCTTAACTCTCTCAAGATACATTCTAGCTGCGAACTGTTTAACATCAGGAGGGATAATGAATTCGCCTTTAATCTCATCTCTCATTTCTTTCAGCCTACATGCTAGAATCTCCCTCTGCATGTCATCTGAACTGATCGGCCAGGCTATTTGGATACCAGTAGGCTCACCGTGTATAAGGAGAAGCCGAGACAGGAAACCAGTGCCGTTAGACTCAGGTGGAATAGCCAATGCAAATGTTTGTGCAGTAGCTCCGCCCAGTAGATTAACTGTTGGTTTTGAGACTTCAACTGACTTTCCAACAATCTTAGGATTCTTGTACACTGCTAAATTATCCCAAAGGTTAGTAAGCAGATTAGCAAACTCGATATTGTTAATCCCAATGAAATCAACAAACTCACCTGCATGAACGTATGTCTCCGATGGTTCGTCTAGACTGAGAGCTTCTAAATCCTCAATCTCTGCGGTTACTTCAAACTGTTTCATGTCCATTAGGAAGCGTTCTTTGCTACTCTTATCGCTTCCGAACCTAGTGTACCCTGCTGCGGTAGCTAAGCTCTTCCCAATGCCCATTGCTGTTCCCTTGCGGGAAGCTGGTACTCCCATTAAGAGAATGTAATTGTTAGGATAGATTTGCTGATGCCCGTAGGGAATCCAAGCTTGTCGTCCTAGTAGTGCGCCGATCAGAGAGACACAAGTCCATCTATGGAATACTGCTGGCGCCTCAGATTCCCCATGCCCTGCGTAAGCTAGGTACTCAGAGAAGAAGTCGCTCTTAGCCAATGGTACTCCTTTAGAACTTATACTGCTCTGTATCGGCCCAGTTGTGTCCAAATTTCGCATCTAGCGGAATCCTTAGTGTGCGGCCATGAATCACCACAGGGTTCTGCATACATTCCACCAGCTTAGGAAGGTATACATCTCTCTTAGCAATAGGATACTGGGCCAAAATAGAATCGTGAATCTGGGCCTTTAGACGAAACTCTCCTTGCGAGGGGAGGACAATCTCTTTATAGGCACGCAGGAATCCGATATTGAGAATTGTAACTGACAAGTTCTGAGGTCTATGAGCGACTGCTCCACGTAGCATGTTATGATCTTTGCCAATATCCCCAAAGAAAATCCGAGTATGACCAAGAGGAGAAACCAGCCTACCAGTCGTATCAATTTCATTATAGATATCCTTATACATTTCCTTGATCTTCGGGAAAGGTTTATGGTAAACATCCAAGAGAGACTGAGCGAACTGCCTCATAGTGACTTGTTTACTGTTACCCTTCCGTGGGATTTCTACGATAGTCAGACCAAGCTTCTCCGCTGCTTCAAACAGAACCTTCAATCCTGCATTCTCAATGAACGTCTTAGCTCCCATCATGTAGTTGGTGCCATGGACAATCTTTTTAAGGACAGAATTTCGGAAGAACTTAGTTACTTGTTCGTAGGGAATATTGAAGAATAGAGTTCCCAGTGTAGTGTAGAAGTCTCTCTCAGCATCTTCGAGTGCTGCAATGAGATTGAGTTCCTGAGCAAGGTATGCTGTACACCTAGCCTCTGACTGACTGTTGTCAACCTCAGCAATCTCACAACCATCGTCTGCGATGAGCATGGGTTTTGCGTAAGGTGGCACATTCTGAACTTGAGTGCCACACCAGAGTGAACTACCATTACATGCCATGCGCTCTGTTTCTGTACCAAACGGGTTGATAGCCCAGAGTAGTCGTCCATTCTTCTGCAGGAAATCATAGTAGGTTCCTATTGCTTTCTGCGCTTCTCTGTATAGCAGAATCTCAGACGTCAGCTTATTCAGAAGGGGATGTTGTTCGCCTACTGCCAGTAGATTCTTTTCGTCCGTACAGCTTTTGCTCTTGCCAATCTTAGGTTTCTTAGCTCCGAATACCGTATAGATATACTTCTCGACTTGCTGCCACGATCCAGGATTGAAATTAGGGTCTGCGAACATGGTCTGAAGTTTCGCTCTAGCTTTAGTAAGCTGAGACAAACTCTTAGCTCTCGCCTCTGCTCGTACTTCGTTATCAATCCTAAGCCCTTCGAAGTTTCCGTATAAGCTCGGGAACACCAGAGGGAACTTGTCCGAATAGTTCTTTTTCGCATAAGCCGGGCTCCTTCGCAGTTGCTCAATCATTAACCTAGCTGTATACCAAGTATCCTGTGCGTTGTACTTCCAGTAGATCTTAATATCTTTCTTAGCTGCAGCCTCTACGCTGTCATCCTTCCAGAATATATAATCAGGCAGACGATAGCTACACACGAAATCAAGACTTTTAGGTAGCTCGCTGTACTCAGCATGCGCCATCGCCATAGTGTCATACACCCAATTGATAGGAGGGCAATGATAAATAATACTGTGAGTTGCATCGTACATCCCATTGTGCATTGCTTTGTAAGTCATGGTAGCGTTCATACGCTTCATGAACAGAATAGCATTCTCGTATTCTTTCTGCGTCTTCCAGTGGTCACCATCATAATCTACGAGAGGAAGAACATAAGTCTCTAGTTCACCAGATGCGTGGACAAGCGTCCAAGAAGCACAAGTGATTCTAGTAAATCCAACTTCTGTAGGAACTCCCTCTTCTCTTCTTCGCTCTTCCTCTTTACTGAGCTTAGGTGTGCTAGTCTCAATGTCGTAAGCAATAGCGTGCGCTTCTGAAGCTCGTTGAAGTACGTACTCGAATTTGGATTGATCTTCCAAAGCTTCGTAGGAGAACTCAGGGAATCGCTCATGTATGTGCTTAAGCTTCTTGATGTCTTCCTGCATAAGCCAAGAGCCATGCGGGACTGTATGAATGTGCTTTAGAGAGTTAAGGATTACGATAGGGACTGAAGTCTTTAGACGACTACCGCGCCACTTATCTAGAGTAGGGGAATCTCCGGGGACACAGTAGTGTAGTGTCTGCGTATTGCAAAGTAGGATAGCTTCGCAGCTAGAGGACTTGGCTAGGGAAGTTAGCTCGTGCAGAGTAAGATCCTTAGCAGTGGACATGGCTGTATGGCCCGCACCTTTTAGAAGGTAGGCCAGTGCGGAGATATGATTCTTATCTGATTTATCGTAGTTAACTAGGATGCGCATGGGATGTTATTAACTCCTGAGAGAGGGTAACCTTTATAAAAGAGCCTGAGAATCTTTTGAATCCCCAAGCCCTTCTAAAAGCCTACTGCTTATTCAGCAGCCTTCTTTGCTTGCCCAATTTGGTAAGGCATCCACTTGGCATAAGGAGTAATGTTCGGAATCTCATTCTCCTGAAAGAGACGAACAGAAGTAGCAGGCTTAGTAGTACCATTTTCTTCTACTACCATAACATTCACTACTTCATCTGACCAAACCTTAGCAACGATAGCTGCCTTCGGTTCAACCTGATTATTACTTTCGTAAAACCAGATCACTCGTCCCACAGTGGGTACAATCTTCATGATTACCTTTCAGAGTTTACTCAGCAGGAGTAGCGTGAACAGGGCGAACATTAACGTTCTCGAATTCGCCAGACTTACGAATAGTAACCACTGCGTCGAAAGCTTCCGTTGCGTTCAGAGCGTCGATGATATCACGGATGCTAGTGTCGCCGAAGTCCTTGACGTTGAGGATCTTAGAAGCTTGCTTCTTGAAATACTTCAGGCCATCTTCATTAGCCATGAAGCTCTCAGAGAACAGCGAACCGTCAGCAACCGGCGGCTCCTTAGTATCCTTCGTCTCGTTCACCATGTAAGTGATGCGAACACGGAGGCCCTTCGAAGCAGGCTTGCCGTCCTTTGCCTTGGATTCGAACTTCTCAATCTTCGACTCCTTCACACCGAGATTATATTCGCCGGCCGGGGGAGTGACAAAGTCAGGGACATTCTCAACTTGGCTGAGGTTAGAATCCAAGAGAGCGTCGATATCGAGAATGGTGTCGTTGGACATGGTAGTTTCCTTAGAGATGAAAAATGAGATTTGAATTACGTTTTGCTTTGAGCTAGATAACCGTTTGAGAGAATCTGTATATTACTTCTTACCCATCTTGAGCCTTTCTGAAAGTGACAGTGGTTTATCTTCCGCTTGCGCGGCTTCTTTAATGGGCACTACTGTTGCCTGCTTCGTAGCCTCAGCCTTACTAGCAGAACCCATATCTCCTTCCTTCAAGATACCACCCTCGATGAGGATAGTACGCATATCAGGATCACCAGCTTTCTCCATGAGAGCATTCAAGCGAGAACCAGTTACTACATCAGGGCGGAAGACACTAGAGCTGGCCGCCGCATGCTTACCTAGCTTCTTGTAGAGATAGATAACAGAGCCGAAATACTTAGCTACCTTCATGCTAAATGCTTTCGTCCCCATCAGAGGATGAATCTCCTGCTTCTTCTCTTCGTTCTCTAGGATAAGTTCGTGTGTAAGGACAACAAAATTAGTGTGTTTCGCTTGCTGAACAACTGATAGAATATCTCCAAGCCATTTCCCTTGGATTCCATACTCGTCCCATCCTGGCTTAGCCATGTTATCTTTACCAAGCATTGTCGCAGCTAGAGCACTATCCCCCAGTTGGGAACCAGAGTCGACGACCACGAGATCATTATGCGTGCATTCAGAAAGGGCAAAGGGAGTACTAGGTTTCCCTTCTCTCTTACATTCAACACAGTTATCCCTTCCATGTTCGTCGCAGATTAGGACTTTATTCCTAACTGAGAATGCTTTCAGCATAGTCTCAATTGCGATAGGAGTTTCTTTAGTGTCTGGCAGTTTGTAGATGGTAATCTTCTCCATCTCTTCTTCTGTCAAACCCATGTTAAGTAGAGTCTGCGATCCATTCTCAAGGTCAAACCAAAAGATTCGTTTAACTTCTGGAATCTTAGCTGCTGTCCCAGCAAGACGAGTCTTACCAAGCTTAGGCCGAGAGAAGATTAGAATCGAATGGTTAGCTTGAACTGTGGCTACAGCTTTAGCAATGTCAGAGAGTTTCATTTTGCTTTCTGCGTTAGTGGAGTGAATCTTTATTGCATTGCCTGTATTTCAAAGCAATGCTAAAAAACTACTGTCTTTAAGTTCGTACCTCTGAACTCATGTTCTCGTAGTCCTGCATGATCTTACCAGATGTGATAATGTCTGCGGCT